GTCTTGGAGAAATGACTAGGGATTAAACCCAGTCAAAACCGCTGGGCCAGTGTGAAACACTGACCCTCTTAGTAACAGTGGAACCGAGGTAACCCCTCAAGGCCTCGCGGCCTTTCAGGAATAATGCCTCGTTCCCAATCTGAAAATGGAGCTTCGTGAGAAGCGGACCAAAATCAGGTTGGGCACCACTGCGTGCTAGGCCACTTAGGTACGTACCGATAGTTTGGTAACGGACCTGCACCGGTTTCGTATAGACGAACCGGATTGACCAGCCCTCGTGACCGTCCCGGAGAGATTCAGGACGGGCCTCATCAAAAGAGGAAATGACCCCTACGTCCCCAAGAAACTCAGGGACGCGGCAACCCCGCCAAGAACGGGGGGAAGCCTTGATGAGTCCAAGCCATACTGGCTTGAATCGAGGGTCGCAGCCCAGATTTCCATAACAGCGACGGCTATAGAGTCGAAGCCGATTGGCAATCTGAATTGGGTAAGGGATACCAGACTTACTACCTTTAAGATAAAAAGGTCGAACGTCGGCACCCTTAAACCAGTGCGAACCACATGATTCGAAGAAGTTCCCTGCCAAGAAACTCTTCGAAGTGTTCACTTTGAACCCTAAGAAGTTCAAAGCCTCAATCAAGGCCGGGGCATATCTCTGGGGACATATAATATCGTCGCCAAAAACAGAGACCCCGTACCGTCCTTTACAAATGACTAACGTCGTAGCTAGGAACAGTAAAGTTTCAAGCTCGAACGTAAAACCATTTCCCATACTAGAAAACTTCTCAAGCCGATTAATGCCTGAGGGGAGTTCTACAGTTGGGGACCTGGGTAACACCAGAAGGTGATACCAATCAGGAGGTAAGAGACGACGAACAAGTTCAAGGGAAACGCTGTCCGATGCAGCAGATAAGTCAATTGTGGATAAACCACGACTGACCGCCTGTTGAGCAAGAGATTTGTTGACCTCGGCTTGTCTGTCAAGATTGTAGCCAAAAGAACGTAGGCGTGACCGTAGGTACGAACCGATCCCCTTCTGAACGAACATATTCAGAGTGGGCTCGACGCATATCCCGCGGTCGGTCTTAGCGCTTTTGGGAACGGTTGTAAACTTAGAGCCCGAAACAACCTCAGGCCTAGACTGGTGTTCCCACCAGGTTTGGCCCAATATTGCTCGGTAGAAGTCTCTAAGGTTCGCGGTTAGATGTAATGTTTTGTCAAATTTCATTGACTGACATGATCCAACCCCACGCACACCTGTTGTCGCACCCGGCCCATGTCCAAAAGAATCGGATATTGAGTCGAGGGCCTCCTTGTTAAGGGGGCCGAGAATACGCTTAATCAACGTCTGGACCTCAAAGAACCAGACGGGCAACGCAGTATCTGCGTTGCTAAAGAAAAAGTTATTCATCTGTTGACAATGGTGCTCGCTCTCAGAAAACGAGAGGAGCGCTTCTGCAGAACGGTCAACTCCCAAAGGAAGATTTGGAGACTTACGCAAAATCTCTGTAACCAGGTAGTCATCACGGAATTGTGATGGATCATCATAGTTATCAGGATCGATCGTAAGTTCCAAGTATTGTTGATACTCCTTGTTTTTAAGCAAGAGGTAAACAGCAATACTCCTAGGGGAGTCAATTTGCCTGCAGAGAGCAAGCGTGGTGTTGACTTCGAGTGCTAAATCAGAAGTCTTATGTTGACGAAAATCAAACATAAAGCATATCTCCAAAATAAAGGAAGGTTGCGAAACACGTGAACACAATCAATCCAAGGAGCAGCCCTAGGGCTACACCAAGGATTAAGAGTGCCACTCTCAAAAAGTATCTGGAAAGCTTACCAGACACTTTCTTGCAGGACGACACCTTCGCCAACGATATCATCGTTGAGAAGGTCAATGGCCATAGTTCTGAGGTCCCTACGATTATCCATCGTAGAGTCCTTGTGAGTAATAAACTCACCAATGAACATATCGACATGGTCCCGCACCTCCACCCCATCAACGGTTTTAGCCGCTGGCAGGGAAAGAGCAACTCGACACCGGTTAACCGGCGAGTTCGCGTTACTCTTGCGGAGGGAGAACGTCAAAGACGAGACGAGGTCACTGGTTGAACCAGTGAAACTGTTCGTATAGACGTGTGTGTTATTGACTACTGATTCGGGGGTAAAATCCCGGTCTTCAGCACTGGGGCCGGCACCGGTAACGGTGCTGTCCGTCAATGTTACAATACCTTTTGCTGACATTTTAAGTCTCCAAAAGTTGGATCTGTGAAAGAGCACAGTCTCTTGTAAGTTAGCGCTTACAACGCTTATTTATACCCCAAAGAAGAACAAGATTGTTCAAAACCTTCTTATAAGATTGAGAAGGCGAGTACTTTGGGAACGGAGACATCGGGACAGAATCGTAGCTATCTCGCTTGTGGGACTTATAAAACCCATTAGCGGGCTCAATAGTGACAGAGTCACCGTGAGCAATAACTGTCGACTGCCAGTCTGTCTTTGTAGTGACCACACCATGAATCTCCGCAACAGCGAAAAGGCTGTCTAGAGAGGCAATATATTCCCCAATGGGGATAACACCATCGACAACAAAGCTGAACGGAATGGTTTCCCATATCCACTCGGCCGGATTGCCGTAGGTAATAGCTTGAACCCGCTTTGGGTCAAGCCTATATTGGAACGTGGCGTGATAACTACGTGTGCCCTGAAAAACTTGCTTTAGGTCTCCTACATATTTGACTCTTCGTAGCTTTTCGCTATCCCGAACAAAGGCTCGCTTTATCAGCAGGCCTCGCTCGAGTTTTAAGCGGAGAACTTCGACGGAGTCATATAGGTCGCCTACTAAAGGGCCAATGCCGTAGGTATATTGAAGGTATGCAGCAGGAACGCTACAAGCCTTTATTTTTCTACGAACACGACGACCCTTCAGAATATTCCATACATCGACGATTTGTTTGGTAACATCTCCAAACATTTTCGCCGTCGCACGGTATTCTGCAAGTGCAGTTCCAATGTTCACAGTGTCCGCCTCGATCTTTGTCCTGAGCTTTTGGGCCCAGACCGTAGATTCTGGCTGATCTGCAAACACATTACCCGCGTAATTTGGGTAATAGGAATGGTCGTACCTAATCGTATCGCCATGAACACCACCATGGGAACAAGGGATCACTGTTTTCTTAACAAATTCACCCTTTCCCGTATTATGGGAGTGTTGTAATGGCTGGGAAGTCATGTGTCTCCACAGTTCTTCCTTCAACGGTTTCGGACGACTTTCAGGAGGGTTTTCCGCGAATGATTTATAGTGAGTGGAATACCATCCCCATACTGCATACCGAGGTGTGCAACCAGGTGGAACAAACCAACTGGTTTGTAGCACATATTCGTTTACAGTAGACATAGCATTTACTCCTATTATGAGGTCCCCACGTCACGACCGCGTAAAAGCGATCGTTACGTAGTGATCATGACTTATCTTTCTTGCGAAAGAAAAAGGACAGAATCTGTATAAGGGTTCGAATCCAATCACTGGACTTGAATGACTTAGACATAGGAACCTCCATCATTAATAGGTGGACCCAAAGGGTCAACCCGCGAAAGCGGAAAGAGAGAGCATAGTGAGAGATCACTGGACCTC